TACCAAATGCAAGTCACTATCGGGCGTACCGTTATCAATCAAAATTTGCTTAGCTGCTGCGATATCTTTAACGCCACCAGTGGAGTCAAATAATGCTGAACCAAGTGATTGATGTGCTCGTGATGCTTCAACATACAATGAGCCTAGGTCTGTCTCAATCTCATTACGCAAAGTACGATAAGCTTGTTTAAGCTGATCTTGGAGCATACGAGATGCACCAGGACCACCGCCGTTCATCTGCAACATATCTTCAGCCGTCCAACGAATCGCAACATGCCTATCTTTCGTGATAGATAATGTTTTGTTAGTGAACGTCTGATCACCGGTATCAGGTGGTAGTTGTGAGGCTGTTGTATCTGCTGCGGTAGACGCAGGAGCAACAAAACTTCTAATTGTCCTATCTTTTGCTAGCATTTCGCTAGAAAAGTCCGTATTAACTGCCCCTAAAAAGCCTACAGGCTCCTGTAGTACAGTATCTAATGCAATAAGTGCATCTTGTTCTAAGTTTGTAAAAACGTTAGCCATTTTTTATTTCTCTCTATTTATCATTAACTAAAACTGAGTCTAGTGCAATACCTTTCTTGCCAAGTTCTTTTGCAACTTGCATTTTTTTCTCGGCACTATAACTAGCCCATTCACTTTTGGTTATTTCTGATTTCTGAGCACTTGCAGCCTTACCGCCTGTGGCATCTCCACCAGTGGCCTTAGTTCCTTGAACAAAATGTGCCATGTGTGGGTTTGTTTTAATCCACTTTCTATAATCTTCGACATTATCAGCAACGATGTTGTCTGCGAAGTCTTTAAACTTTTGGTTTCCGTCCTCAACATCTACCAAATTGTTTAACATAAAACTAGCTGATACGCTATCAACGAAATCCCCAACCAGTTTATTAATTATTTCTTGTTTTTGTCCTTGCTTAATTTGCCCGTCTAAAGCCGCTAATTGATCTTTATATTCTTGTTCTATCTTAGCAATCTTTTCGTCAGCAAACTTTTTATATTCTTCAATGTCTCCACTCTTTTTCAAAGCTTCTTCTTTAGCTTTCTCAGCCTCAGTTTTTATCTGCTCTGTTGTAGATTGGAAATCTTTTAACTTGCCTAAAAGCTCGTTATTCTTATTCTTTAAGCCCTCAACCTCTTTGTTCACTAATTCTTGCAGTTCAGCCTCTGTGAACGTCTTAGATTCTTGAACATCTTGTTGTTGACTTTCTTCCTGCTTTACGTCTTCTTGTTCTGACATAATTTACCCCTTAGGTAGTGAACTAGCCTTGCTAGCGTTGATGAAAACGTTATCGAGTTCTTTTAGCTCGTCTAATGTACAGGATTTAATCACCCTGTGTTTGTATGTTTCTGTTTTGTTTGTTTCGTGAACCTCCGAGATAAACTCGGGTGTTTGATCTTTTAAAAATTCTGTGTATGTTTTATATTTCATATATCAAGCTACAGTTGCAATTCGCGTGTTGTGGGTAGGCTGGAACCGTCTCACTAGTAAAAACCTGCCCGTGTAACCCCTCACAAACTGGGCAAGTTGTTGGCTCTAACACGCTGCTCCATCTTATTTTTATTTGTGGGTTTTGTCTTGCTATCACTTGCCCTACAAGCTTTGATGCTCCTGCCACCGCAAGCCCTGCTAAAACAATATTTTGTGTGTTAAAAAGATTGTTTGTTTTGTTTTTTATTTCTTCTTGTCGTTCTGCTTTTTCTTTGTCTTGTTGTAATATGTCCGCGTACTGCTCAGACTTTTGTTGTGTATACTGTGTATATACATTTTCAATGCTAGATGCTTCGCGATTTAACGACGTTTTAATTTCAATTTGACGGCTGTTGATGTTAACTTCATCTTGTAATCTACTGATATCAAGATGTCTTTCTATCAACCTTTTTAAAAAACTGTATTCGTATTCAGCGAACTCTTGTAAGTTTTTTAATAGCTGACTGTTAGCTCTTTTAAATGTTTTATCTAGGTTTTGTTTTAACACAAGCCTGTCTAAAAATGTATTGTTTTTCTTTAAAGCTCTTATTGTTTTATTCTGGGCTTGTTTTAAATACTTTTTGTAATTGTTTGCAAAGCCCCTCGAAAGTCTTTCTACAAAGATTCGATGCTTTATTAAATCACTCTCCAGACTCATTGTCTACATTTCCAAGCGGGTCAAACTCAACGTCAATATCGCTGTCAATATCCTGGTCTGTTCTGTCTTCATCAATGACGCTGGTTTCTCTTAAATACTGTCTAACGTCACTTGTTGATACAACACCAATACCAACCAAGTCGCGCATAACAGCCAATAGATTAAAGTCTGCCTTATCATCATAAAAACGACGGTTTAATTGGTAAACAACATCATCAATATTAGCGTTCATAAACTTAGCGCAATACTGTAACACTTTCGTGACACCCTTTGACATGTTCCTCGTCAAGGTATGTAATGCGCTGTTTTGTGATGCGTACCTAACGCGAACACCTTCGGCTGTCTCTCTGCCTCCTGGTGGTGCAATAGTTCTGGCACCTAACAAAACGATTTGTTCTTCTTTTCGTTTCATCTCCGCACTGACTAGAGTGTTAGCACCTGGCTGTAATAATTCCCAATTTGCTTGACCTTGCATATAGTATGCTCGGTTGCTGCCTGTTGAGATTTTCTTGCCGTAAATTTCTTGAAAATCATGTATGTCTGTGTCGCCTGACATCATCAACATTGTTTGACCATGTATGCGGATGCTGTTCTGTAAATCTGCACTATCTCTATAATGAGCAAGATTAATTCTTGCTATATCATATAATGGTGCATGGTCAACAACTGAATCATTGTTGCTACTACCAATAAACACGCCTGGTATTTCTGTCAGTGGATTCCCTTGCCCATCAAGCGGTACGGTTATAGGTTCAATAATCTCTTGATGATCATCCTCAACTCGTTGTGTATAAACACCGTCTATAATCTCTAATATCCTGTATTGTTCTTTTTCTACCCAGGCAAAGCCGTCAGTGTGGTCAATCTCGTCTTTTAATTCTTTTAAAACAATCTTTGTATATATGGTTCTACTTCCAACTCGTGCAGTTTGCCAATTAATTACATTTTCTGCTATATAGGGTACAATGCGTGCTTTAAGTCCTAAATTTTCAGCCTCATGGATTGATACAACAACATCACGCTTTGGAAAATCCGCTAGTAAGAATATTCTACCCGTCATTAATAACTCACCAATTCCCCATTGACCGAATTGGTCTATATCTAACCCTGTGCCAGTTATATCGTTCTTCAAATAATCAAGCTCAGGTGGGAGGGTAGCCGTACCAGGTTTTCTAAAAACTAAACCTGTCAAACCGACCTTTGTGAGATTTGTAAAATTAACTAAAACAGCATATTCTTTGTAAACGTCAGCATCATACGTTGTACTATTTTCAAATGGTTTTAAATGCCTCTTAGCATCATTATTAACAATATCACGCACTAAAGACCACCGCTTAGTTTTTCTAGCTTTTTCGTATTCTGGGTGTTCGCTATTTATTGGCATTTATTAAGCTCGTCTTGCGAAATCAAATTCTATTATTTGTGCTGGTTGTGTATTTCTGTTAAACTTGTAATAACATCTATAACCAAAGGCATCGTTCGGGTGGTCGTGGTCTTGTGACTTATCAGGTTTATTGTTCTTGTCGTATGCTTGTTGCGTTAAGCACTCAACCAACTCTGGGCAATTCTTACTATTTACAAACAACACCTGCTTACTAAAAGCATTGTTGACGCAAGAAACCCTATCTTTAACTAGTGGGTTTTTTGGCCTTGCTTTAACTCTAAAGCCCGCCGCTCTAAGTTGTTTAATATCAGAATTGGACGCGTTTGTTGTATCTCGTCCTGATCCTGTGCTATCTGGGTAACAAATAATCTGATTGTTTGGATATCGTGTTTTTATCTCATCAATTAGATCGGGTGTATCATACAAGCCGATCATCTCATCTACTGCGTGAGTTGTCTTACCACCATTGCGTTCAACAAAAACAATCCCTGCCATATTACACACGTTAAAATCAACACCGATGTGTAACACTTCACCGTCTTTTATTTCTTCTTTACTATCGTGAGCAACTCGGTCATAGGCGTAATATGCCGACCCTGATACCATGTTAACCCACTCACCTTCCAAGTAAGCCTTAGCTTTTTCTTCTGTGTACTTAGCAGTTAAGTTATTAATGTAAGCCTGAGACGCAAAAGGGTTATCACTTGTTTTACATTTTAAATGCATGTATTCAGGATTATAATTTTCACTTTCTGGAGTATTTTTACCCCAAACGCTGTAGGTGTAATTAAAACCTTCCGGTGTTGAGTAAAAGCAAATCTTGTTT